GTATAGGAACCGATAATGGAATACCCAGTTAATATCTCGGCTCGAGAATTGGATAATATCACGGTGCAGAACCTTAAATTGCACCGTGAATCATTGTGCGAATTGATCCAAGATTATCAGCAGAATGATAAGATATTGGATGCGTATCAGCGTTCCCTTTTAATGGGGTATCAGGAGGCATTATATGGTATTGAAGCCGTTTTAAAACACCTCGATTATTGCATGGTGCGATACTAATGTTAACCGATAAGGATAAACTATGCAATTTATTCGATGAATTTGGAATAGAATATAGTCAAGTCCAAAATGTTATAACAATCGAAGCCAAAACAAAAGGCGTGGAAGGTTATGGTGGGTTTGTAACCGACTTTTCATTCGATGAAAATGGAAAGTTTATTATCGCTGGAGTATGGGAATAATAATGTATATTGAAAGAATTAAACACGCCTTATGGATATTGGATATTTGGTATGCCGCTGGTACTACCCAATTTGTTACCAATTTAAACAGTCCTAATTTAAACCAATATCATAGAAAGAAACTAAAGTTTATAACCATGGGATTAATCCAACATGATCGGCATTTATTAGGAACTGTTTCTCAAAGTTTACAACCAAAAGATATTGTATAGAATAAGAAACAAATGGCATTTAAAAACACCTACTATATTGTTGCCGCTAATGTAAAGGAATATAATGATTGGTTAACATCCGATAGACCGAATCATATTATACCAGAAAAGGCTACTGGTGAATTTTACCATATAAGGTACGTTTCAAGTCCCGATATACTCCGTGGATTATCGGATATAAAAGGGTTCTATTTACCCGGTTGTGAAAGGCACCTATATTATAATACAATTAGATCCGTTATTGAAACGATTAAAGCAGGCAATAGGGTTAAAATAGTTTCAGTTAATAACAATGTAATTACAGGCAATCAAATACACCAAGTTTGGGTGGATGAATATGATGGGAATAGGTAAATGAACGGGAACCCTTGTCCAGTACGAAGCCTCGAACCGATAGGACGAGCCAGGACGAACGGAAACGGTTTGACTAATAGTGGCGTATGGGTGTAGGAATGAAAGTTTCTGGATCAAACTGGAGAATCCTGAATGGTTGACAAAGATTCTGGAATAGTTTATGGTATTGGAATGGTATTTGGTATGGATTTGGATAATGTCGGATAGATCGAATCGTGATATTGGTCGCAAACGAGAATACAAGAAACACTCCAATCTATGTGGTTGTTGGCATTGCGAGCGTGGTGCAGTTAAGAAAAAGATAAAAGAAGAACGGGCCAAACGTAAGGAAATCCAAAAAATGCTTGGTTATAGTAGAATCGGATCAGATAACATATGAGTGGTGTGAGGTAAGAGGTAATGTACGAGCCGGCAGGTCAGCGAGGTAAGACATTCCAGGATTTGTCGAGGTAAAGTCGAGGTGTCATCCTTTGACTAAGCAGAGATAAAAAACTATTACTGTTATGAATATAACAAAAGAATACCTACATCAATTGTTTGATTATAACGAAGGTCAATTGTATTGGAAGGTCGACCGTGGTACAAATAAAATGAAAGGCAAAAGGGCCGGGTGTTTATATAAAGGTTATATTCGCATACGATTGCATGATGTGAAATACGGTGAACACCAATTGGTATGGTTATATCATCACGGTGAAATGCCTCAACAGATCGATCACATAAACAATGACGGTAGAGATAATAGAATAGAAAATCTGAGAATAGCTACACCATTACAAAATAATCAAAATGCTACAATAAGGAAAGACAACACGACAGGAATAAAAGGTGTATGTAAAGGTTACAAGGACAAATGGCAGGTTCATGTGAGAATAAATGGTAAAAAACATTATTTCGGATCATATGATGACATTGAATTTGCCGAACTGGTTGCCATTGAGGCAAGAAACAAGTACCATGGCATTTTTGCCAATCATGGGTGATATTATGAATGTTGAATTGAAACCTTGTCCGTTCTGTGGTTCTGAAGCCAATATACAATCTCGGATGGACGAAGATATTTGGTCGCATGATACGGTAAAGTGGGTACGAGTACAGTGTGGCGGTTGTGATGTTGAAACACCCGAATGGCCCGAATCTGTTGCCGAGGACGAAGTTTATGCTGTTTGGAATAGTAGAGTTGGAGAGAAGTGATGAAGATTGAAAACTGTGCAATGGATGATATTCGTGTTGGTGACCATACCGATTTTGGTGCCAATACTGTATTGATTCAGATTACTGACCCAGCAATGGAACCACCAATTCCTGCCAAGAACTTTCATTCTATTTTCCAGTTTGAATTTCTGGACTTGGATGATGCAGATATTGCTAAGCATGATGATGATGCAGGGTTTGCTGAGTTTGTCATTACTGAGCAACAAGCACAAGAACTGGTCGATATTCTAAAGTTTGCACAGGAAAAGGAACTGAATGTGACCGTGCATTGTATTGCTGGTGTGTGCCGTTCCGGTGCGGTTGTTGATGTTGCTGAAATGATGGGATTCGAACCAACCAATCGTTTTCGTGCACCTAACCTCCGTGTTAAACACCTGATGATGAAGGCATTGGGTTGGACATATGATAGTGAAGAAAAGCCTTACATGGTCAATCAAGATAAAGAATTGAAGCATGTAAAACCTGGTGATTTTGGATTGTGGTGATAATATGAAGATTGCAATTAATCGTTGTTATGGTGGGTTCTCAATCAGTGATGAGGCTGTATGGCATTATGCCAAGTTAAAAGGGATCAATCTTGTTGCACGACAAAGAGATGGTGATATGAGCCGATTCTTTGGTTCGACCTTTTACATTGATGGCATTGAGGATGATGACCATTATTTTTCAACCCATTTTAGTTCCTGGGATGGACAGGCTCGAACTGATCCTTATCTGATTCAGACGATTGAAGAATTGGGTGAGGCAGCCAATGGTGCCTGTGCCGAAATTATGATAGTTGATGTGCCTGATGATGTTGAATGGTATATTGGAGAATATGATGGTATGGAAACTGTACATGAAGAGCATAGGATGTGGCCATGACCTTGTTTGAAAAGTTGGAACAAAAATATCCAAATAATTTTTCATCATGTTTTGATTTTTCTCCGCCTGAAGGTTGGTACGATCTGGTTGAGAAACTGGTTGACCAAGTGATTGCACTTGATCCTGAAATCAAGATTGACCAAGTGAAGGAGAAGTTTGGTGGTCTGAGGTTCTATGTGGCATACGCCAGTGATGATGTGCATTTTCTAATTGAAACTGCCGAAGATGCATCCGAGAGGACTTGCCAAGTGTGTGGTAAAGATGGTAGGATGGTAAGTGTGTATGGTTATTATGCCGCATTATGTGAGGAACATGAGAATGAAAACCTTTGATGATTGGTTTCAAGAACTAGAAGGACACTGCTTGCGTAGTGAACGATTCTACGATTCATTGGATGCCTTTAATTCTAAACCGGCACTGGCTGCATCATTGTTATTGTGGTTGGAGGCTGCATATGAATCTGGTCGAGAACACATGAAGGAAGATGCCGTTCAAACAGCACAACAGTTTGCCCGTAAGATGGATGCAGGCAAGGAACATATTGTAGTTGCATTGGAGAATTTAGAATGAGTAACCGTTTTGATTTAGAACAACAGATTTTGGATGCATGGAAAGTCGTAGATGATATTAATTTGGCCTTTGAATTGTCTATGGACAACAACGACCGAGACCAAATGGCCAACCTATTACTTGGTTTGAAAACCTTGTATGATGTGAAGTTTAATAAACTGTGGGACACCTTTGAACAATGTGTGAGGAATAAAGAGCTATGACTAACCAACAACGAGCATCCATGCAGATGGCGTTGGAGGCTTTGGAAGAAATACACCGAGGCAATATGACACCGATGGCAGAAGAAAGCTGGAATAAAGCAATCACCGCCCTGCGTGAAGCATTGGCGCAGCCGCAAGAACCGGTGGCACACAAATGGCCTTTGATGGGTTATGGGAATGTAGCTATTGGAGGAGGCATAAACCCCGGAGATGGAACACCTTGTCTGCTATATCTAGACATGGGGGAGATACGAGATATTGATGCTGATACCAGCGACTTATTTCCTATTGGGTCTGCTGCCGATCCAGAAAAATTGATGGCGTGTATTCGGTTTAAGGATAGCGCTGCAATACAGCAGACTATTGATGTGCTACAGGAAATGCAGGCTGAAATTGGTCACACAGACACAAGTGCAAGCTATACCGGAGCATGAAATGAATAGCCAAACGAAAGAAGTTATGCAGATGGCAAAAGCGGCTTTGAGCGCCATGCTGACGCACATGGGAATGGATGAAGATGATTGGAACAAACCAACATTCGACCAAGCCCGTAAAGCGGAAGCCGCCATTGACGAAGCATTGGAGCAGTCGCAAGGTGAGCACCCGCCAAGCCGTCATTGCGAGTGTGCCAAGTGTGTTGAGTATTTTGGTGATTCCGTGTGTGAGTCTAGCTTCCACCCAGAGACATGGAAGCCGCAAGAACCTCCACCGGTTCCTGATGTTGTGAAACGTGTTTTGCGCTTTGCTGGAAAAACAAGGCGGCAGGTCAGCAACCCGTGCTTAACAGCTAATGATTGTATTGAACTTGCAGACTGGATGGTTGCAAATCACAGAGCTAATGAAAACTGTGAATGTAACTATTGCCTTAATCATTTCACCCCGCCATCCGTTGAAGCCGCAGTAGAGGCAACGAAAGAGAAGGCAGCGAAGGTGTGCGGCGAGTTTGCTCAAAAGTGGTGGTCACTCCACTGTGACACGAACAAACATATGGAAACAACGCTTAAGGCACACAACGATTTTTGCACCTTGCAATCAGCCATAAGAGGTATGAAATGATTTTTGTATGGACGTTATCAGATGTTATTGGATTAATTCTAGTCGTGCTATTTGCTTTGATGTTTATACCAATGTGGATTTCTGTTTGGTATAGAAACCGAAAAGCCGACAAGGCCGCAGCCATAAGGAGCATGAAGTGAGTCTCGATTCTTTCTTTGATGATGATAAACAAACAATTAAAGAAAAGATTAAACAACGCCGTGCACAGATGTTGGTCCATTCATGTATATACTATGAGCTAGACGGTAACATTGTGTCTGACCATAAATGGCAGGAATGGGCAGAAGAATTGGATCAATTACAGAAGTCGAATCCAGACTGCCTTGAAATAGGGTTCTATGACAAACATTTCCTAGATTGGGATGGAACAACCGGAGCCCACTTGCCACATCGTAATAGTTGGGTGTATAATAAGGCACTTAATATGTTGAGAGATCATGAGAGGAAAAAATGAGCAAGTTTACTTTGAAATGTGATAATGAAGGTCTAGTTAATACATTGGAATTTGATGCTGAGTATTTACCCAATGTTATAGAGAACATTGAGATTTTTCTAATGGGTTGTGGTTTCTATATTGAAAGTGGTGCCTTGCAGTTCATGGAGGCCGAACCAATTGAAAGCACACCAACTTATTTTAATACAGGTGATACATGTCTCAAGTAATTGCAAGCGCATTGATTACACCTGATGGTACTATTCTACAATCATACCATCGCCACGATTATAAGACCTACACCGATAAGAACGGTGAAGAATATATGATTGATGGTGGTGTTGATTATTGCCGTTCTAATGTGAACAATGAACCTGCACAATATATCACAGTCACAATGGAAGATCCACATTCATTACGCCGTAAGTGGTTTCATTGGGGTACACGTGGTGTCAATGGTGACCAACCATTGGTATGGAAACCATTGAAAGATTTGGACACAGATCACATTAAGGCCATTCTATCTACGCAATACCACATTGGTGAACACCTGATTGAATTATTTGAAGATGAATTACACTTTCGTCACGATGCACTAGGAGAAATCGTATGAGTTTTACCACAGTTAAGAAGGCATATATTGTAACCAAACTAGGTTTCCGTCAAGGTGAACGATTTAAAACCCTTGAAGATGCTAAGATGTATGCAGAACAGATTGCAAAGCGTACACCTTATGAAACACTGGAGATTTTTGAATGTAAGTATAACCTTGCTGCGGAACTACCAGTAGTTTATTACGGAGAAAAGTAATGACTGATAGAGAAGCGATGCAGATGGCGTTGGAGGCTTTGGAAGAAGCTGTTGCGGGAATGGGAGGAAGCTATGCCATTTGGTCAATCACAGGCAAAGAAGCAATCACCGCCCTGCGTGAAGCATTGGCGCAGCCGCAAGGTGAGTGGGTGGCGTGGCAGCCGATAGAAACACTTAAACCAACAGCAGATGAATTAGATATTCTTATGGGCGATGGTTCTGTTCTATGTAATGTGCTTACACAGGCGGACGGCGATTTATGGTGGGGTGGTTCTGGTACTGGAGAAAAGTTTATTGACCCAGAATATGCCGCTGTCACTCATTGGCGTAAACACTCAGACACCACCCCGCCATCCGTTGAAGCCGCAGTAGAGGCAACAAAAGAAAAGGCAGCGAAGGTGTGTGAGGAATTCCAAGACAAACCTTGCGGAATGCTTATGGCAGATATTATAAGGAGCATGAAATGAATTTATTTAATAAACCACCAATCACCGAAGATGAAGCATGGGAAATCTGGAAGGCCTGTGGTAAATTGGCAGGTGTAGATTACTATGAGTATGCTTTGAAGATTATTGAACTATACAAGGAAAAGACAGATGAAACGGTCGTTAGCTAATTATGCACACTATGTGTGTCCTGCGGTAATCCTCGTGTTGATTACTTTCATTCTTTGGTATGAATATAATCTTTGGGATGAATGTTTGGATACCAATTCTTTCTGGTACTGCTTAAGGGTATTAGGTAAGTAATCATTATCATACAGGACATAGTTACTTATGAGTGATATTGTGAAATTTGATTGGTAAACATGGAAGATTGCCACAATCCAGTGATAGTTGACAAATAAGTGGTATTGGTGTATAGTTATGTTTCTTTCTTATATGGAGTTGTTATGATTTCTTTGATTCTCACTTTTTTGGTTGGTATTCTGATTGCTGTTGCGATTTGTGTCCATGCGGTTCTGAATAGCAAACCTGTTCCATTTATTATCGCCGTTGCTGCTGGTGCATCATTTACCATCATTGGTGTCCTGTTTCAGTCCTATACAATCGTGAGTGCCGGGCATACTGGTGTGCAGGTAACAATGGGTACTGTTAACCCTGTTCCGTTGACTGAAGGTTTCCACTTTGTGAACCCTATCTCTACGGTTAAGGATGTTGATATGCGACTTCAGCGTGCTACACTACAAGGTGCCAATGCATCAACCAAAGACCTTCAGGTCGTACACACTGACATTGTTGTGAACTACCGACTGAATGCTAATCAAACTGCACACATCTATAAGGACTTCGGCCTTAACCTAGATGACAAACTACTTGGACCTGCAATCAATGAATCGTTCAAATCTGTGACTGCTCACTTTAATTCAGAAGAACTGATTACAAAGCGGGATGTTGTTTCTGCTGAAATTAAACAGGAACTACAAGACAAAGTTGGTAAGTATGGCATTGACGTAAGTGAAATCTCTCTGGTCAATTTTGGTTTCTCTCCTGAATATCAGAAGTCGATTGAAGCAAAGGTTATTGCAACACAAGAGAAGTTGAAGGCTGAACAAGACCTGCAACGTATTCAAGTTGAAGCAAAGTCTCGTATTGCACAGGCAGAAGGTGAAGCAAAGGCAATTGCAATTCAGGCCGCTGCAATCCAGACCAATGGTGGGGAACAGTATGTCCGACTGCAAGCAATTGATAAGTGGGATGGTAAACTTCCGACTTACATGGGGGGTTCTGGCCCAGTACCGTTCGTCAGTGTAAAGTAATCCAGGCAAGGCATCCGTCACGGTTGCCTTTCTTGCCGTTTCGTGTATAATGGTCTCTATTGATTGATGAGGAGTTAGTGATGGGAACAAGAAGTCTAACCTACGTTTATGATTCTACCGGTACACCACTGGTTTGTATGTACCGACAATATGATGGTTATCCGACAGGCCATGGTGCCGATCTTGCCAGTTTTCTGAATGAAGGTAAGTTGGTTAATGGTCTGCCGTTTGGTGAGGATGAAACCCACTATTTTAATGGCATGGGTTGTCTTGCTGCACAGTTGGTTGCCAATTTCAAGGATGGTCCTGGTGGTTTCTATTTGTACCCAACCAACAACCTTTCACAGGATGTTTGGCAAGAATGGGAATACCATGTGTATGAAAATCGTGTGACCGTATATGAAGGCACTTGGTCAGATGGTCACGTGGTATTCAACGGTACATGGAAGAAGTTTGTTGCCTATTGTGAAGGTGACCAGGATGAAGTACAAGAAGGTCCTACTGTGTCACCATTTGTCGATGATAAATTTAATCGTGATTGGTTGAAACAGTTGTTGCATGAATCGGAAGTTGAAGTGACCTTTACCAAAAAGGATGGTACTGAGCGTGTGATGAAGTGTACACTTGATGCCGATGTTGTGCCTGAAACTGGTACAAGCAAAACGGTGAATCGTAACGATGAAGCACTACCTGTTTATGATGTTGAAGCAAAGGGGTGGCGTTCATTCCGCTGGGATTCAGTTAAGTCTGTGGCATTTGGAGTTTGATGATGAAAGAGTTTTTCAAAGATAATTGGGTGAGTTTGGTTCTGTATGGACTGTTTGGCCTTCTTTTGGGTATGAGTGGTGTTAGTATCACAGAGAAGCCATTTTATTTCTGGGCATTGACCAGCATTCTTGTTGTGATTGATCTTCGATCACACAATCAAGGCTTGAACAAAGGTGCTGAGATTGTTAAAACTGTATGGGATATTAAATAATGGCAATGTGGAAAGTAACACCTAATTGGAAAAAGTCCTGCATTGAACGACAATTTTATGTTAAAGATGGAATGACCATCGTTGAAGAAACTGGTTGGCGTTGGGGTGAATTCTTTATTCAAACTGAAGGCGATGAACCACCTGAAATTGATGAAGATACGGACATTTTCTGTATCGAAGATGCTGAACTGATGGATTGGTCGACTGATGACGGTTGTTGGGGTGATATTGAATACTACAATGTGCCTGAAGATGTGAAGGAAGAATTGGAAGCTTTCTTTGAAGAAGGCAATTCAATTTATGATCTAGAGGAAAAGGGTTGGATGTCCTCTGATGGTGAGATGTATATTACTTGTGATGTTACTATTGAAAAGGTTGAAGAATGATTGGACAAGCATATGAAGAGCGGGGTCGATACGCTGAGCAACCAAAGATTCTTGGCGGTTATGTTGGTGAAAAGACTGTCAAGGAAGCAAACGTTGTAACACGCAGAGGAATCTCTGACGAGATGGAAAAATTGCGTGAATTGGTTAATTTGGCACACCAGTATGTTACTAATCTTGAAGAAAGAACTGCACCATTTCGCCGTGCGTTTCCTCAATGTGAAGCAAAAGAAGGTAAGATGCCAAACTCTATCGGTTCAGCATTGACTGAAGATTTGAGTAACCAGAATGACCGTTTGAGTGCTTTGTGTTCGAGACTAACATCTTTAATCGATGAGATTGATCTATAATGTTTATTGCAAAACCTCGGATGTTCAACAATATTGGTCGCAAGGAATTTGAAACGGCTCTTGAGGCCGTCCAATATCTCAATGAAATGCTAAAGTCTCGGGAGGGCGATGAGGATCGATTCGAATACAAGTTTTCGGCACTCAGCACCCATCCGAGGAAACTGAAGAAAACAATCCAGGAATATATGGATATCGGGAAATTAATCGAAGCTTGACAAGTAGTAGAAGTTGTAGTAGGATGCATATTGTTCCTTTTTAGGAATACAAAACAATTTATCTTTTTTAGGAGAATCATTATGTTGTCATGGAATACTGTTGAGATTACTGTATCTGAATTTTACGGAATGCTTAGTGAGATTTCAACTAAGCGAATCGATTGTGATCCGGTCGGTCAGCGTCCGGATGTGGAATCATTGGACAAGAAGCAAGGCATTATTGAAACTGTGCTTCTAGGCTTTGATTTCGGTGAATTGAAGTTGCGTACCCTTGAAGGCGATAAAGAATTCCTGTATCGCTCGATTGATGGTGGCCACCGCAAGCGTGCTGTGCGTGATTTCATTTCGAATAAGTTTAAGACCAATAAAAACACCTATGCCTTTGTTAATGGCACTATGGTGTACGTTGGCAATATGTTGTATCGTGATCTACCCCAAGAAGTAAAAGAATCGTTGGGTGATTACAAGATGCGTTTTACAATCTATGGGTCAAACATGACCGATGAACAGGCCGGTGAAACATTCCGTCGTACCAATATCACGACCGATGTTAACCACCAAGAGATGCTCAATTCATATGAGAACAATGTCGTAGCAAAGCACATTCGTGAACTGTGTCGACCAATTCGTGGTCTGAATAACGATTATCATCCTTTGTTTGAGTATCGTGTTCTCGGTGATGACCGCAAGCAAACCTATTTCAATAAACCATCCACTCGTCTGCGTGATGATGAATTTGCCACACGTTTGTTGACTGTATTGGTTAAAGACACCAAAGATGCCAACTGGATGACATGCGGCAACAAAGAAACTGAAAAGATGTGGGTGAACCTTGGAAGTCCTACAGAAGGTGAATGGGTTAAGAATCCTGCGCTCGCTAAGAAGCATAAACGTATTCTAGATGAAGCGCTTGGTTTTCTACAATGCTATGCTGTATCAAAGAAGAATAACGGCAAAGGTCTGTTGACTACACAGGAAGTTACCATGGTTTCTCGTCTGTACACATATCTGGTTCGTACATATGGTCAGGATGGTTTTAAGGTCAACAACTTTGACCAATTCTACCATTCGGTTCGTAATGCGATGGATCGTTTTGTTGGCCGTGATGAGCGTAACCTGCGTACAGATTTGCATACTGATAGCAAAGGCATCCGTACCGTGACCGAATGTTTCAAACAATACCTGACGGTGCATGATGATCCTGTCCGGTGTGAACAATCTGTTAAGTGGTTGCTTGAGGAAATGGATCTGTCTAAGGCAACACTGATTGATCTGGACAAGGAACGTTGTTTCTCTGGTGATTTGATTGAACAGGTGTGGCGCCAACAAGGTATGGTGTGTTGGGTTACTGGTCTACCTTTGAAGTTGGCTGATGCGGCCGGTGGTCATATCATTTCCCATGCGGATGGTGGTCGTACCATTCCTGAGAATTGCATGGTGTGTAGTAAGAGTGAAAACACCCGCATGGGTTCGATGGATGCCACCATGTACCGCAAGATGCGGTTGAAGGAACTCAACCTGGCCGCATGATCCAGTGGGGCTTGCTTTTATTGCCAAAACGTGTATAATGGCATCTTAAGTTAATTGATGAGGTACTTATATTATGAGTTTCAACAAGAACGCTCTGGAATTTATTAAAGCTGCACAGGACACGTTTGGCGTTGGTTCTGTTCTTACCCGTGACGGTATTAACCATGTTGTTGAAGAAACTGGCGTTCCGTATCCTTACTGGTTCAAGAAAGAATCCTATCGTGTTGGTCGTGGCCAATACAAACTACCGGTTGTAAACATGAAAAACAAAGTGGAAGTTGTAGATACACCTGTTCCTGTGACAGTTGACCTATCGGCTCAGGTTGTGACCTTGCGTCAGCCAAAACTGATTGATGAATCTGATCCTGCGGTACCGGCCAAATATCCGGATTATGTGCCGTTTGGTTTTCATAAGGATCTGACCAACATTATCAAGTCTAAGCAATTCTACCCTGTTTTCATTACCGGCCTTTCTGGCAATGGTAAGACTCTGATGGTTGAGCAAGTCTGTGCTGAACAGAAGCGTGAATGTATCCGTGTTAATATTAGCATTGAAACGGATGAATCTGATCTGCTTGGTGGTCCTACTCTGGTTAATGGTAACGTGGTCAATCGTGATGGTCCTGTCCTAACAGCAATGAAGCGTGGTGCGGTTCTGTTGATTGATGAAGTTGACCGTGGTTCAAACAAACTGATGTGCCTACAGGCCATTCTTGAAGGCAAACCATATTACAATAAGAAGTCTGGTGAGATGGTTTATCCTGCCGATGGTTTTACTGTGATTGCTACTGCCAACACCAAGGGTCGTGGTTCGGAAGAAGGTCGTTATCTGTCCCAGATTCTTGATGATGCCTTCCTTGAACGATTCCCAATTACGGTTGAACAGGAATATCCTGATGCTCGCACCGAGAAAAAGATTCTTGGTCCTCTGATTGATGATAAGGACTTTGTTGATAACCTGTGCCAATGGGCAGACATTGTTCGTCAATCGTTTGACCAAGGTGCTGTTGATGAAATCATTTCAACCCGCCGTCTGGTTCACATTGCAAAGGCATATAAGATTTTCAATGATCGTATGAAGGCAATTGAATTGTGTGTGGCTCGTTTTGATTCTGAAACCAAGGCGGCATTCCTTGACCTGTATACCAAGGTTGATGCCAAGGTTGAGGTGGTTCAAACACCACTTGAACAGGCAGTAAAAGAAATGCATGAAGTGGAAGTTCCGTTCTAAAGTTTTACGGGGAAAACAAAATCTAAAACGTAGGCTTCGTTTCGTCACCTATGCCTTACGCATGTCCAGATAATGTAAGTACCCAACCTTTTTAGGAGATTGTGATGCAGATTGGTTTTCCTGGCCTTCTGGCCTTGATTTTTATTACACTTAAACTAACCGATTATATCGATTGGTCTTGGTGGTGGGTGTTGGCACCTATTTGGGTACCACTCGCACTTTTTATGTGTGCAGCCGCATTTATGGTTGCCATTGGTGGTAAAATTCGTATAAACCGTAAGAAGTAATTTTGAGGAGTATTATATTATGAGTAATGTTGTTCGCAAAGGTAAACAAAATCGTCACGAGAAGATTACACAGGTTCTGTTGTCAGGCAAACCAGTATCTCCAGATGAAATTCGTGCAGTGTTCGCTGGTACAGACCAAGAAAAGGTTCTGTATCGCCTGTCCACTAACATCTATAATATCCGCCGTGATGGTGGTATTATCAAGGTACACAAGGATGGCCGAAAGGTTGTTGCGTACCAACTCATTAACTACAATGAGTTTGATGCTAAGGGTCGTTACGTTGGACCTGTGGAGACTGTAACCGAAGAACTGGCACAAGCTGCATAGTAGATATATAATAGGACAATAACAATCCTGGAGATCAAATGGTATTGAGAATAAACTTCCTTAGATTGTTCTTTTATTCACTGCTAGCAACCCTATTATCGGTTTCAGGTTTAGGTCCTTTTACTCAACCATTGACCTTTTGTTTGATATTCGCTATTATTTTCTTAATTGAAGGTGAGATTAAATCTGAATACGAATTGGACTACGAGGACGAGGATGAGTCTTAAACTTAAAGCATTAATCGAAACCATTTTATTATTGCTTGGCGCAAATTTTATCATAAACAGTGCCTTCTTTGGATTAGATGAGTACATTGGAAATGATAATGAAAGTTTTGTTTTCTTAACTATTGCTTTTATTTGTTTTCTGCTACTGTATCGCATTGTGTATGAAAACAAAGTATTGAGACACATAAACAAGGAGTAAAGTATGACAATTGATTTATATGATCCTGATCCAACTAATGGAACTCTGACCGTATGTTCGGTCACTGCACCATCAATGTATGATTCTATGATCTCTGGTGCACAACCAGTTACATTAACCCTATCGGAAGATTCAACCACAACGTGTGGCACCGTCACCTTGAGTGCCGTAAATGTATCGACTAATGATACTGTTTTGTCTGTTGATGTGTTGAAAGGTTCCCTGTAAGGACACACAAATGGCTGACAAAGAAACAGCAGAGTGGTTACGAATACTCTATCCAAAAACACTACAATGGAAATTTGTGAAGTTGTGTGAGACATTACACAATTTGTTTTATTGGTGGAAATAATGGAATTAACACTGGTTCGTTTGCGTGATGAAGATATGAATTATGTTTACTTTTGGGTTGAAACGTATAACGATGAAGTGGTAAGTCCAACATTCGAATCAAAAGAGGATGCTCATTTGTGGGCCGATGTGATACAATGGAAATTAAAGAAGGCAATTGATAAAGCGAGATTGTAATGAAAGTTAAACTTGGGAATTATAAACATTATGTTGGTCCATATCATATCGCCGAATATGTTTTCTTCTGGGTGAAAAAAGATCGAGAATTGGTTGGCGATGATTCTGAAGAATACGAGAAGCGTTGGGACTATCGAGCACGTGAATGGTTTGGTGAGTTTCTGGCATATGGATTCCAGAAGAAAGACGGTCGTAACAAATACTTCCAAGACAATCGAGAAGAAACTTGGTTGTACAAACTGTGTAGTTGGATTTATAGCAAACGTAAGCGTGTTGAGAAAGTCCACATTGATCGTTGGGACACATGGAACGTAGATTATACCCTTGCACTTATCATCGCACCGCTACTAAAACAACTTAAACAATCTAAGCATGGCGCACCATTCGTAGATGATGAAGATGTGCCTGAAGAATTACGTAGCACCAGTGCACCACCAAAAGAGCATGACTACGATACTGACGATAACCACTTCAAGCGTTGGGATTATGTTCTTGACGAAATGATCTGGGCATTCGAACAACAAATAAAAGATGATGATTCGGAAGACTTCTGGATCGAACAACCAGAAGGTATGTACTCTGAACCATGTGAAGATGATCCTAAACTGTCAACTTTGAAGTGGGATAAAGAAGGTAAGTTTGACTCAGAAGCATATCAGGCGTATCATAAAAGAGTAGCGAACGGATGTCGTTTGTTTGGTAAGTATTATCAAGGACTGTGGAGTTAATAATGAGTTTAGTTGAACATGCAAAGGCAGAGTTTCGTGCCGCAGGTTGGTGTGATGAGAATGGTAAGTTCAATGACGAGATGCAGCAACTTATGTGTGATCAGGTTATTGAACTGCTGACTATTTTTGGTGAACACGGACATTCAGGGTCATCAGCACCCTACGCCATTGACCTGTTTTCTAAGTTGGCAAAGTTTGAACCAATTGCTCCACTGACGGGCGAGGATTGGGAATGGGTGACGCACGACTATGGCGAACCTGTCTGTCAAAACAAACGAGCAAGTCACGTTTTCAAAGATGATTCAGGTGCTTATGACATTAACGGTAAAGTGTTCTGGGAATGGTGTAAATCTTATGACACTGGCGAACCATTCAAGTCTTATTACACTTGTCGAGAAAGTCGGACTCCAGTAACATTCCCATACACACCAAAGACTGAATATGTGTATCGCCACAGTGATGCAGAACCACAATCGCCTGCACAGAACGAGGAAGGTTTTCTATGACTGATGAAAAAATGGCAATGATGCAAGGTGAGATTGATAACCTACACCAAAAGATTGCCTTTCTTGAACAGAAGTTAAAAGAGTTACAGGAAAATAGAAGAATTCCTAGTAACCCGTGGGATGTTATTGGTCCAGGTTCATCACCTCCACAGGTCTACAAATACAAAACAGAGTGTACACAATGTGGCCTAAAGATGGATGGACCAATTAGTTATAGTTGTCCACATAAGAATTGTCCGTGTGGACTAGGATCGCCTTGGTGCGGAACAGGAACAATATCATGATGTGTCTAATTAATTACCTATCGGCTTGCCGTAGGTTGAAAGAATGTGATAAATTTATACAATTGAATGGCAGCAACGATTTGCCTGAACAGATACTTGCTCAGCGTGATATGATTGCCTTGGAGAGAGATTACTATCGTGATGAAACAATTGAGTTTGGTTTGTTTACATTCGGTGTAATTATGACTATCGCTATAATTGGACTTTTGTGGAGTTTATTTCATGTTTAAAAAATTTGGTAATTGGTTAAACACTAATGTTTACAAAATCGTAGGCACATTGATTGTGTTTGGTTCATGTTTCATTGTGTATAATCTAATTGATGTGACCCGCAAACCGCCTGTTATTGAGGTAACAAAGGGCAGTGTGCAAAACCATTTGGTGTGGGCAGCTAATGGTAAGTGTTATTTTGTTCGCCCATATTCTAATGAGACCGTATATCTAATTCCGGTCGATGATTGTGATAAACGTTAAGGAGAAAAAGTGAAAACTGGTGCATATTTTAAGTTTCCTAGAGAGTTCAAGATGATGCTCGCTACGATTGGTGACAGTCAACGTAGAGGTGAAACAAAGAAACTGTTTGTGCAAGCACAAGCAACATATGTTGAAAACAAAAACAAGCGTTTTAAAGAAAAGATTAATCTGGGAGATGAGTAATGAGTACATTTATTGAAGTGAACAGTGTAGAGAAAAACTGTAAGGTTATTATCAACCTTGATCAGATCATTGAGATTGCACCTCTAGCTGCCGGCGGTTGTGCTTTGTTTGTATCTGATAGTGCCGCTGTTGGTGGTAAAACAGCCGTCAAGGTTTCAGATTCATATGAATTGTTCCGTCAGTTTGCTATGCAGACAGTAAGTGCTGATGATATTGCTGCACGATTCCCAACTCGTGGTCGTGGTCGTCCACCTAAGGCACTGACACAAGAAGAAACCACTGACGAAGTTTGATATGTTTGTGTGATATATATTGGGGTGGTGTCACCCCAATTCTAAAGGGTGATTTATAATAATAACGGAGATTATGCTTTGGCAATCAAAAAAAGAACACCTGAAACGACAGATACCGACCAACCAACACAGCATCCTAAAAAAACAAACGCATTGAAATTGAGAATAGACGATCTAAAGACATTTGATCCTCTAACTGCAAACCAAAAGAAATTCTTTGATGCTTATAAGCAAGGCGACTACTTCATTGCTTTGCATGGTGTTGCTGGTACAGGTAAAACATTCATTGCACTATACAAAGCGATTGAAGAAGTTTTAGATAAATCAAACCCTTTTAATAAGATCATTATCGTTCGTTCAGCAGTACCATCTCGTGAAGTTGGTCATCTACCAGGAGACCTTGATGAAAAGACCCAAATCTACCGACAGCCGTACCAACAAATCTGTACTACTCTCTTTGGAAGACCTGATGCCTACCAACGGTTGGAAGAGCAACACCACATTGAATTTATTTCTACATCGTTCATCAGGGGTATGTCATTCGATGATGCAATCATCATCGTTGACGAAATGCAAAACCTAACCTACGAAGAAATCGACACAGTTATGACTCGTGTTGGTTATCGTTCTAAGATTATCTGGTGTGGTGATTATCGCCAAACCGATTTAAATAAGAAGAAGAATGACATGTCTGGTATTCTGAAGTTCTTTGATATTGCCATGCACATGCAGGCATTCACCCGTATTGAATTTACGGCTGATGATATTGTTCGATCCAGTTTGGTGAAGGATTATATCCTGGCTAAAATCCGATTCGAAGATAACAACACTTGACAAAATATAACCTTTGAGTTATAATGCCATTTTATCGGTTATAGGCGATGAACATTCTGAAGTGGTCTGGCACAATCCTGTGTCTTATCGGCATAGCATTAACCAGTTATAACATCTACCCATTAAACATTTTCTTTAGTTTGGTGGGTAGTGTTCTCTGGACTTATGCGGCAATCCTACAGAAAGACAAACCATTATTCTTGGTTGAATTTGTTGCTGTACTATGTTATATTGGTGGCGTTATCAATTGGATTAAATTATGAATATCTTAAACACTCGACAGATGTCTATTCCACAAACGATCAATTCTAGTTTTAATTTCACAATGGTTAAACCACGCACATATGAGTTTCGTGTTGCTGAAACTGTTGATGATACAGGTAAAATCATTAAAGTTGGTTTGCAAATTCAAGAATGGGAACACGATGAGTTTGGTTCTCCCAGTTTATATGCTGATTGGCGTGATGTAGACCGAGTAACTCTTAATAAAAATGGATTGATCGTAACAAAATGAACATCTTTTACTTAGATCCTGATCCTGTATTGTGTGCTCAATACCACAACGACAAGCATTCAATAAAAATGGTGGTCGAATATGCTCAACTGCTTTCTACTGCTCATCGTGTTATCGATGGCACAGAAACGGTCCGTCTTTCTAAAACTGGCAGAAAGCAAAAATGGTTTGGTCTTGATGATAACCGTGATTCTCTGTTGTATAACGCCACTCATATGAATCATCCTAGTGCCAAATGGTGTAGGGATTCGGCAGCCAATTACAAATGGTTGTACAATCTATTTTGTGCATTGTGTGATGAGTACACCTATCGCTACGGTAAAGTCCATTTGACCGATATGAAACTTCGGCATGTACTCTCACATGTTCCTAAAAACATCAGCAACAAAGTATTCATGCAACCTTGGCGTGCCATGCCTGATGATATGAAGATTGATAAAGATTCGTTGGCTTCGTATCGCAACTACTATATAAATGGTAAGTCACACCTTTCTACGTGGAAAGGTAAAATTAATTCTCGTTCAATTCCGGAGTGGTACAATGCCAACCTATGTGTTTCGTAATTTGGAAACAGGTGAAATGTATGAAGCCAAAATGTCATACAAAGACCTAGACCAATACAAGATTGATAACAATGTTGAAACAGTAATTCTCGCAGAGAATCTGCCAATGATGAGTGATGCAAACAGAATGTCTGTACCTGGCACCAAGTCTGCCGACTCCACATTCGAAAAATATGTAATAAATCGTATCAAAGAAAGTGTACCAGGAAATACAATTAAAGATGGTCACAAAACCAAAATGAGTAGGGAGTGGTAATATAATGTTATTTGAAATTCACGCTGAAAAAAGTAATGATGATAAGAAGGTCTTTTATTACGATAATATGACCAATGTCCTCAAGGATGCAGAAGGTAATATCTTTGAATGGCCTACTCGTCCAGATTATTCCCAAGAAAAGGAATACAAGGCATTTGATAAAGACCATCCACTGGTTAAGTCTAAAAATATTACACACCTAAAGATCCAGTTGGGACTTAGTTGTAACTATTCTTGCGACTACTGCTCACAAAAGTTCGTTGAACGACCAAAAGAAACCTCTAAAAAGGACATTGATGCTTTCTTGGAGAAACTGGATGCCTTGTCGTTTGATGAGGATGCTGGCCTGAAAATTGAATTCTGGGGCGGTGAACCACTGGTTTACTGGAAGACCCTCAAGAATCTGGCTGAAGCAATTAAAGACCGTTTCTCTGGTTGGAAACGACCACCCGAATTCTCTATCATCACGAACGGTTCTATTCTGACCGACCAAATAATTGATTGGTTGATGATGATGAATTTCACCGTGTCAATCTCTCATGATGGACCAGGTCAATCGGTTCGTGGTCCAGATCCATTTGAAGATCCTGAATCCAAAGAACGTGTCTTGGGTTTCTATCGTATGATGACCAGACTGAAAAAGGGTTTCAGTTTCAACCCAATGATGAATTCTAAAAACAAAAGTCGTAAGGCTGTTTATGATTGGTTTGTTGATTTCACTGGCGATGAAAATGTTGTTCTAGGTGAAGGTGGTATTGTTGATGCTTACGATGAGGACGGCATCACAAACTCCCTGCAATCATTAGAAGAACACTTTGAATATCGTAGAACCGCTTTCGCTGATATCTTTAGCACAGGTGGTCAGATTGGTTTCATTGGTCAATTAAACAAGATTGATGACTTTGTACGAAAGGTTCTCACACACTACCCAGCAAAATACTTAGGTCAGAAGTGTGGTATGGATGATGAGAATGTACTAGCTGTCGATCTTCGTGGTAATGTTATCACATGCCAAAACGTTAGTGCATTGGAAACTTCCAAGAATGGTGAATCTCATTTAGGTGGTTCACTTGATGATTATGATAATGTTAAAATCACTACGTCAACACATTGGTCTAATCGCAAAGAGTGTTCGGAATGTCCAGTTCTACACATCTGTAAAGGTGCATGTATGTTCTTGGACAATAAATTCTGGGATATCTCTTGTGCGAATTCATATTCAGACAATGTTGCCTTCTTTGCTCTAGCAATTCAAGCAATGACAGGATACATTCCGACCCTGATTAAATCGGACACCTTACCATTAGAACGTCAAGACATTTTCGGTACAATCTTTGAACACAAGGAGAAACCAACTAAGAAAGTCATTCCAATTAAAGTTGTGAGTGAAGTGGTTGGTAAAATTGATGATGTTGAGGTGTATGGTAAGTCGAGGGTTGAGTAATGTCCTTTCTTGAGGTGGCGTTATATTCATTTATAACAACACATATGACGATTGTTTGTGTGTCCTTGTACCTGCATCGGTACTTGACACACAGGCAGTTTGAATTGCACCCAGCACTAGAACACACTATGAGGTTTTGGTTGTGGTTTGCTGATGGTGTTGTATCCAAACCTTGGGTAGCACAACACCGAAAGCACCACAAATATACAGATGTTCAGGGTGATCCACATTCACCGGTGTTATACGGTAATTGGTTGGTTGCAACCCAGTGTATGATACCAAACTTCGTTCGGTTATATCAGTATTTTGATACTGATTGGGCACTTGAACATTATGGTAAGGGAACACCAGACGATTGGTTAGAGAGAAACATATACGCTAAATTGCCAAGATTAGGACTGATTCTATTCTTGTTAGTTGATATGCTAATATTTGGACCATGGATTGGACTGGCAGTGTGGATATTCCACCTTTTTTATGTGCCTTTCTTTTCTACTGCTTGTATTTCTGGTTTTGCCCATTGGTTCGGTTATAAACATCCCGAATCAAAAGACAATAGTAGAAATCTGTTTCCAATCGGCATTATAATTTCTGGTGATGAATTGCACAACAACCATCATAGAGATCCATCAAATCCAAACTTTGCACATCGTTGGTTCGAGTTTGATATTGGTTATCTGTACATTCGTATCTTCAGTATGTTGGGACTATTAAAGTTAAAATGATTGTGTTATACACATTGATTACTATGCACATAACAATCGTGTGTTTTAGTCTATACGTCCATCGTGGCATGGCACACCAACAATACAAGATTCATCCTGTATTGGCCAACTTTATGAGATACTGGTTATGGTTATTTGACGGAACAGGAGTAAAAGAATGGGCGGCTATACATAGAGATCATCATACTCATGCTGACACAAGAAATGATCCACATATGATTTTCTATGATGGGTCGCTATTGACAAGAGTAAAAAATACCAGTAGGATATGCCTAACTTGCATATTCAAAGGTTATCGTGGGTTTGCTTCTGACAAACAGATGAGTAAAGTGGAATATGTTCCACAAGGTTGGATTGATCGACACTTGAGATTGGGCACATATATTCTGTTGGCACTCAACCTGTGTCTATTTGGATGGGCAGGAATCATTGCCTGGTTGATCCAAATATCTTGGGTGACTGTCTGTATGACTCTGATTGTTGCTATCGGTGGACATATGGTGGGTTACCATAGTGCATGGATAGATAATAGTAGAAACTTATTCCCCATAGGAGTAATCGCTTCAGGAGAAGAATTGCACCACAATCATCACAAACAACCAACGAGAGCGAATCTCCGTACAAAATGGTATGAATTTGACATTGGTTATTTGTACATAAAGTTTTTTAACATGTTGGGACTAATACAGTTCAAACAGCATTTTATAAATAAACAACACCAATCTATTTAAGAGTATAATCATGACAATACCTGCTTCTGGATCATTAGGCGTATCCGACATTAATGTGGAAATAGGACGAGCTTCGACCTATTCATCCGATCTGTCTTTTCTGAATAGTCTAATCGTTGCTGGTCAAAGACCTGGGGCACCGAATATCAATTCGTTCTATTCAAAGGCATATTTCCAAAATAACACACAGGGCAACTGTAACAACGGTAACTGTAACTGTTCTGGAAACTGTGGTAACATACAATGTTCACAATGTTATTCTAGCCAATGTGTGAACTGTACTAATTGTGACGGCCAACAATGGTTACAATCTAACTGTAACTGTGCTTGCACATATAACTGTAATGCCAACCAAACATCATATAACTGTAACTGTGCATGTAATTGTTCTAAGATTATCTGTGCTAAACTGTATGAGTTTGGTATGATGGATTATCGTGTTTGGGCTGCTGACCAACAATACGGTGAGTGGTTGAAGAAACATGACAGATCGGTGTTTAAGGGTTATATCAAGTGGGCTAAAATTGTTACCTCTTGGATGGATGGTAACGGTCCAGATTATATGGTTTGGATCAAAGATAAAGCACTGCGCTCAGCTGAACAAAAGAGAACATCGACAGAGTGGGCTCAGAAGATTGGTTCACCATGGGCAGAACATATGGCCTATCTGATGGGTGCTTTGCCTAATGACAACCTTAAAGGTCGTGTGATCATGACCATCGGTCGACCAATTTGTAAGTTTGTTAACCTGTTGCCTAAGAGAGCAAATCCAGGTACACTAACCACGTGGATGATGTGGTCGATGTTCTTCTTGACACACTATGTATCTGAAGGTTTTGTTAAAGCATCACGTTTAGGTAAAAAAATCAAATCAACCAAAGTGTTTAATGTATTACAAGGAATAGTAAGATGACAGACATTCAAGATATCGATTTAAATAATGATGGTATACCTGATGCCGATCTTAATCAAGATGGTATCTTGACACAAGAGGAAATTGAACTATATCGTAAACATGTTATTCAATATTTTGATAACCAACTTAAAAATGATATTCTAAATTTGAATGATGAAGATAAGTCTAGATTCTTTGAAATGGCTGAGAAGTATGCGGACATCTTTATGAAACTTTTCCATAAAGGTAACAATCTGTTTGAATACATACTTTATGGTGATGAACAATATTTTGCTAAACAAGACCCGCACGAAGGAATTAATTGGGATTATGAATGTGATATCGTTAAACAATATAAACAGTGGAAAGAAACCCAACAATAATCCTTTATGGGATTATCCGATCTGGACAGCCAAAACTCCGTTCGACGATAAGTTCAATGAGGATTTGATGGATGAGCTATATTCTGTAGCTAAAGAAATATCAGTTTCACCTAATCCTAAAATCAGTTTGTGGGACTATCCTAGACCCAACCTACAAATCCTCAAAGATTATTTTGATTTGTGTATTGAGAAGGCAGCTGATGATGTTCCAGAATTAAGAGATTTGAGATTAAAATTCAAATCAATTATGGGTTGGCCTAATGTTCGTGCACCAGGCCTAGGTATTGATAACCATGCACACCCAGACACCTCGTTTGCTATAACATACTACGTTAAGACACCAAAAGATTGTGGTGATCTAATCTGTTATATGCATGATGGTGAAAAGATGAGGATAAAACCCGAAGCGGGAAATATTGTCATTATACCTTTCTATGTGTTACATGAAATAGAATTGAATCAGACCGATGATTTAAGAATCTCAATATCGGCCGACTACTTCCAAATAGTGGATGAATCTGCTGACAATGCTCTAGTGTTGAAAAGTTGGTGCAATGATATGATGAAAGTTAGAGAATGGAATTCCGCAAGTTAAACAAAGAATTTGATATTGGTGATTATAAGATTCTAGATGTTCAAATGTCTTTCTTAAAGGGAGACAAAGGAATTGCTTATCACTATGTTGATTTTGACAAGTTTAGTGTTCTTGACATTATACCAAAAGAGTATAGAGATCACTTCTTTGTTACCATGATGTGTATCAATACACAAATACCTCCACACACCGATAGTGGTATCAAGTCAAACATAAACATATATCTAAAAACAGATAACTGTTTGACACAGTTCTATAAGTTTAAGAACGACACACCAAAAACGGAACAGGTCGCCAATCAGACCGATGGATTCCTGTTCGATGAATCTGACCTAGAGAAAACAAACGGGTTTATTGCCAAACCAAACGAAGCATGGTTACTGGATGTCACTAAACCACACTCTGTTATGGCTCAAGGAAATTTTGAGGGACGGATGGCTGTTGCAATTGGTTCTCAATTAGAGTATAATATAGTGTATGACATTTTGAAAGATAAAGGACTTATATAATGTGGTATGAAAAGTTAGACTATAAAGTTGACATTGATAGATTACGCAAAGAAGTAGAGGACAATGTATTCACCTTAGGTCCACAGGTTATACAAGGTGAAGATTATGAAACTGAACAATATCACGGTTTTGGTGGTTGGAGTCTGTTAACCAGAACAGGTGATTGGCATGATGGTTGGGAAGTATATCACTCTGATGATAAGGAAACGAATGATCTGTTCTTCCCTAACGGTCAGTACAATTACAAAGCAATGAAGTATCTAAATGTTGCTCATGATTCTGGTCTAGAACACGATAAACCAACACCAGCATGTGTAGGTTATATTAAAGAAGTTCTTGATGACCTAGAGAACCTTGGATTTTATCCTCGGCGAGCCAGAGTTTCTTGTCTGCAAGCACACTCGAAGTCTTTGGTACATAAAGATTCATCGTCAAACAACTACATGGCTAGAATTCACATTCCATTAATTACTAACAAGGATTGTGTACACATTTGCGATGGTCAAAATCTACATATGCCTGCTGACGGTTCTGTGTACATGGTTTGGGTTAATGTCTGGCACCAAATCAGAAACGATTCGGACCAAGATCGTTATCACATCATCATGGATGCATACGATACAAAACGAATAACCAATGAATTTAAATACATGGGTGATTTCTCGCAACTGCAACAACAAGCTATACAATATAGAAAAAATATTGATGAAGCTGAACTCACACCAAGTGATATGGAATTCTTTGAGAGAATTCGCCAGAAGTTCGTGACCAAGAAATGAATATCATAATAAACGAATGGTGGACAACTCCTGTTTGGGAGGTGCAAACAGATTTCACAACAGATTTTAATGACAGATTGTTGGATGAAATAGACAAGTACAAACCATCGAATGTAAATGAATACAACCTATGGCAAATTGAAAGTGAATGTATTTCGAAATTGAAGGATTTCACAAAGAAAATTGTGAAAGAACTTACATATGAATACATTTATCCAACACTAGGTGATTTTGAGTACTGGCACACAAGGGGTTGGATCAATCATAATAAACCTGGACAGTCTATGGCTATTCATGGCCATGGCGGTCCCAAGATTGCTATGACCTATTACATCAAAGCACCAGAGAATTGTGGTGACTTATTGGTGATTGATCCTAGAAATGGTTGTGACTGGGATTCTGGAATGGATGGAGTGAATGGTTCCAAATTCAAAAGGGTGAAACCTGCGGAGAGTAAACTGGTATTCTTTCCCGGTTTTCTTTTACATTCGGTCGAAGAAAACAAATCAAAGTATGATAGAATATCACTAACATCAAACATGGGCACATTCGACAAAGCCACATTCGAAACAGCAAAAAAACTATTCGGAAACATATAATGCAATTTAATTACTGTACACCAACAATATTACCTGACCTACAATCACAGACTTTTCCTGATGGTAAAAGATACTATGTGACACCAGAAGGTGCAAAGTTGCCTTCTGTCACTACAGTTGTTGGTGCACAGAAAAAAGAAGCAATTATGGCGTGGCGCCGCAGAGTAGGTGAAGAAACAGCCAATAAAATATCACGACAAGCAACGCAGCGGGGAACCAATGTTCACACTCTTTGTGAACGTTACCTGAACAATGAATCTCTTGGTCAGATAATGCCTGATGCTCTTGAGATGTTCCATTCATTGAAACCACTCCTTAATAGAATTAATAATATTCATTATCAAGAACAGGCACTCTGGTCACACCAGCTTGGTATGGCAGGTAGAGTTGACTGTATCGCTGAATTTGATGGTGAACTGGCAGTCATCGACTTTAAGACCTCAAAGAAGATTAAGACTGTGGAAGAAGTTGAGGACTACTGGTGGCAAACCACTGCCTATGCCCTGATGTATGAGGAATTGGTGGGTCAACCGATACACAATCTGGTTGTATTGATGGCGGTACAAGATGAACCTCCTATTGTAATGAGACAAAAGACGGAAGATCACATTCACGGACTAGTCAACGCAATAAAATTCTATAATAACCAGTATAATTGATGCAAGAATCGTGACAACTTTGCCATTTCCACAAAATTTTTTGGTAATAATTGCCGTGGCACTTGACGAATTGACTACCTACCTATATAATAAGCATTTGTAAGATTGTTGTAATCCCTTCAAAGCGAAGGACTTCTGGACGGCGGTTCGATTCCGCCCACCTCCACCAAAAGCATACTGCTAACGCACAAACAAGTTTCTAGATAACTTGGGTAGTATGCTTCTGATGGGGGTGACCTGGTTTCGACAGGGGTAGATAGTAGAGACGGCAACACGGTAGGCGATGACCGTAAATCAAGCAAAAAACGTAAATGCAAACGACAACGCATACGCTTTAGCAGCCTAAAAAACTAGCTGAGCTGGGGTTTCGGTGGGATTCCTTATTAACCAATATCCCACTATTCTTTGAGCATTTGGTACATTATGTTTCTTCATGGTGTGCCTCTTTCGATGCTTTAAATCATTTAAGGAGAAATTATGAAGAAGAGCCTAGTAGCAATTGCAGTAGCGGGTCTATCGACCGCTGCTTTAGCACAAAGCAATGTAACCATTTATGGTGTTGCTGATGTTTCAGCACAAGGTACCAGTCTATCACAAGGTGTTGGTCAATCTAATCAACCAAGTGGTACTGCTTTCAATCTGAAGGCAAACGATTCGAGTATCGGTTTCAAGGGTACTGAAGATTTGGGTAATGGCCTGAAGGCATTGTTCCAAGCAGAATCATATGTCAATCTGACTGGTGGCGAACAAGGTCTTGCTGCTAACAACGGTCAACTGTTTGGTACTATGAAGGACTCATATGTTGGTTTGAATAACAAGTATGGTTCTGTACTTGCTGGTTATCTCTCGACTCCATATCGTGCTACCGTAAACAGTTTTGACGTATTCCCAGGCGACCGTTCGGATGCCGTAATCGAAAACGTAATCGGTAAGCAACGTTTCGGTGGTCGTATCGATGGACAAAATGCAACTGGTTATGTACAAGCAGATTCGACAGTTCGTGCAACAGCACTAGCATACGCAATGCCAACCCTGTACGGTGTTGATGCAAGTATCGCTTACACTGGTTCGAATAACAACGGTGGTAACAACCAGACTACCAATACAGTTGGTCAAAACAACCAGACCACACTAACACCACAAAACGTTCTTGCTCTTAATCTAGGCTGGTCGGGTTACGGTGTTGCAGTTAAGGGTGCTTTCTCACAAGCGAAACTTAACGCAACTCTGGATGGTACCAACTTTGCTTCGACAACTACACCACTTAACGGTTACACATCGTATCTTGTTGGTGTTCAGTACACCGGTATTCAAGGTCTAAAGACTGGTGTTCTATACAACCGTAACTCGATTGGTACCAATTCAACTGGCGACCTTGGTGCAGAAAAGGGTAGCAACAATCAAGTTTGGGTTGGTGCATCGTATCGCTTCGGTAACAACGAACCACGTGTATCGTATGTAAGCACTAGCGATACTTCTGGTCTGACTAACGGTGTTGGTCAAGACGGTGGTACACAATGGAATCTTGGTTGGGGTTATTACCTGAGCAAGCGCACACAAGTTTACGGTCTTGTTACTCAGTACAAGAATAACGCAAACGGTGTATGGTCGCCAATGCAAACTGGTACTAACATGCTGCCAACTGGCGGTCAACTGTACACCACTTACGGTGCTGGTCTACGTACCAATTTCTAAGGAGAAAGTATGAAGAAGATTATTTCTATTCTTCTTCTAACAATCGCACCTGCGGTGTTTGCTCAAGAAGCACCGCAGGGTTACCTGACCGATTCAAATGGTCAGATTGTTAGAAGTGGTACTGGTCTATGTTGGCATACAGGTTACTGGACTCCAGCAAATGCAGTAGAAGGTTGTGATCCAGTTGCTAAGAAAGGACCTGTTGGTAATAAGATCACTCTTTCAGCAGATGTTCTTTTTGATTTCAACAAAGCAACTTTGAAACCAGAAGGTAAAAAAGCACTTGATTCTGTTGTTACTCATTTAATGGAATTCAGTACAGTTGAAGTTCTTGCTGTGACTGGTTATACTGACCGAATTGGTTCAGACAAATATAATCAAACACTATCACAGAAACGTGCTGATGCTGTTAAGGCTTACTTTGTCTCACAAAAGATTGATGGTAATAGTATCGTCAATCAAGGTCGTGGCAAAGCAAATCCCGTTACTGGAAACAACTGTAAGGGTGCTGTAACAAACAAACTGATTGCTTGTCTGGCACCTGATCGCCGTGCAGTAATTGAGATTTTAGGTACCAAATAACATAAATACCTAACCAGTCAGGCGGTACTGGTGCAGAAACCGCCCATCTAACGAGGTGTTACATGAAATGGATACTATTAACCATCGTTATGTTAATAGTGTCTTGCTCTAGTCAATACCACGATTTCTACTGTGACCACAAAACACTTGGATCTAAATCAGTAGATGAATTTACATTATGTTTAAGACTTAGGAAATCTTTTGATCTACGCTAACGAAACAATTACATGGAGAAAAGCCTTAGTGCTTAGTTTCGTTTCCTAAAAACCCAAAATCGAAAACTAGAAAGTCAAATTCGTAATTGGAACTAAACTACGGAAGTTCGTGGTTTTACTAACAAGGAGATATGATGATTAAGAAAAATGCAGGCATTATTGCCTCTATCGCTTTACTGTTCGTTATTTTTGCCGTTTACTTTACACAAACATCGGTTGAAAAATACGAAACTAAACAACTGGCAAATGCAGTTGGATCACAATTCAAAAAAGACCTACATTGTCTAGCTGAAAACATTTATTATGAAGCCGGCGGCGAATCTTTTGAAGGTAAGTTGGCTGTTGCTCAAGTAACAATCAATCGTGCTAACTCAGGTAAATTTCCAGGAAACATTTGTTCCGTGGTTTATCAAAAGACAGGAGACACATATCAGTTCTCTTGGGTTGGCATGTCAAAATACAATAAGGATAGATACCGATGGGAGGAAAGTCAGATTGTTGCCAAAAAAGCACTGACTGAACCTGTCGCTCACGCTTTACTTTCTAAGCAAAATGCGTTATACTATCATGCAAATTATGTGAATCCGAAATGGAAGCTTCAGAGAGTAACGCAAATCGGTAACCACATTTTTTACAAAGAAAAGAATGGGAAAATTCAAAATCAAGACTTGTAATGATCTTGGTGATATTATCCTAATGAGAGTGGAAGATGGTTATGATGTACCGGAACATTTGTCCGAATTAATGGACACAATCTACATGAATGAAATTGAAATTAATTGTCTTATGAAAGTGTTGAGTGATTATGCCGAGCAAGGAAGAAATAAAGAACTTCAGTATATTGATAGAACAACTGTCAAGTAAACTGCGATGTGGTAAAATTGATGCTATCGTACACCATTGTAATGAGATGGGCATGGAGATAGAGGTGGCTAGCACACTATTATCTTCCTCACTCAAGGCAAAGATTCGTGAAGAAGCACAAGAACTCAACATGATTAAGAAAAACTCTAAACTTCCTATTTGATATGACTGAAAATACAGGTTTTGCTGCGTTTGCATTATATAACGCACTCAAGCTGCATTTCACTTCCGATAGTTATGATTACTTTAAATACAATGGTAAAACCAATGTATCAAGGGATAGTTTTGCCAACAGGAAAGACAAATACTCCTTCTACAAATTATCCAGAAAATTCAATCTGGATGAGTTGAAGGGTTATTATGTTGCCAACTTTTTGGAACACAATGATAAGTGGATTGGTGACATGGCAGGTCCAGTTGGCGAAGAAAACTATAGGAAGTGGCAGAAAAGAATCCACAGCTTGACTTATACATTCGAGAATGATATAGTTAAACTTCTTGATAGCGTCATTTCACCAGAAGAATTGTTGTCTGTCAATTCCGGCAGTTATCCGAAATTGTTGTTGCAGTCTATGGAAGAAAACGTAGGACTAGAAACATTGATCATCATGGATGATATTATGAATTTCTTTCCTATGTGGACAAAAAAGATTGATGATGATATTATTTGGCCAACATTTAAACGAACTTGTGAGAAGTACAAACCGTTTTTGCTTTACGATAAAGCAAAATACACCGACATAATGAAGAAAAGGTTGAAAGAACATGGCTAAGATTAGAAAAATCTATCTTGATATGGATGGCGTTATTGCAGATTTTGTAAAAGGTTATCGTCAACTGAACAACATGGAACCTCGTGAGGCAGAAAAGAACAAGAAGTTTGACCACTTCTTTGATGAATTTATTGCTGCAGGTAAATTTGCATCACTTGATTTGATGCCTGATGCTCGACAGTTGTTGACATATCTAAATCATCTTTATATGAATCACAGCATCACTACCGAGATTCTATCATCAACAGCCAACAAAGATCGATATGATGAAATCTCTAAACAGAAAAGTATTTGGTTACAGAAACACGGCATCAGTTTCAAACCAAATTATGTACCAGGCAAAAGATTGAAATATACTTTTGCCACACCAGACTCCATAATCATCGATGATACGTTAAGTGTTGTTGAAGATTGGAGAAAAGCAGGCGGTATCGCCATTTGGCATAAAGATGCAGCAACAACCATTACACAGTTGAGAATGTATCTATAACATGACTAAATAAACCATCGTTATGTTTCAAGTGGATAATCCGTTAATACTCCGTTATACTCCGTTATACGAAAGGAAATACTATGAGCAGTTTTGCAAATCTTAAGCGCCAATCAGGCAATCTGGACAAACTAGCTAAGGCAGTAGAAGCACTCGCCGCAGGTTCAGATGGTGCCTCAGAGAAAGATAAATTCTGGCGTCCCCAAGTAGATACAGCAGGTAATGGCATGGCAGTCATTCGTTTCTTGCCAGCCGCACCACAAGATGGTGATGATGCTCTACCTTGGGTTAAAATCTTCTCGCATGGTTTTCAAGGTCCTGGTGGATGGTTGATTGATAACTGTCTGACCACCCGCAACCAACAATGTCCTGTTTGCGAACACAACAACAAACTGTGGAACTCTGGCATCGAAGCGAACAAAGATGTTGTTCGTAAACAAAAGCGTAAACTGAATTACATTGCTAACGTGTATATCGTTTCTGATCCTAAGAATCCAGAAAACGAAGGCAAGGTTGTTCTGTTCAAGTTCGGTAAGAAAATCTTTGATAAGATTACCGAAGCAATGAATCCAGCATTTGAGGATGAAGAAGCAATCAACCCATTCGACCTGTGGTCTGGTGCAAACTTTAAACTGAAGATTCGTAAGGTAGATGGTTACCAGAACTACGATAAGTCTGAGTTTGAATCGCCTCGTCCACTTCTTGAAGATGATGATGCGATGGAGAAGGTCTGGAAGTCTCAGTATTCACTCCAGGAACTTATTGGCGACAACGAGTTCAAGTCGTATGATGCACTCAAGGATCGTCTGGAAAAGGTTCTTGGTCTGAATGGTGGCACACCTGTTGCTCGTACTACTGTTGAACAGGCAAAGGCATCTGCACCTCGTCAAGCACCAGTTGCTGAAGATAGTCCTTTTAAGGAAGACCTATCTGAAGATGATGACATGGCATACTTTGCCAAGTTGGCAGAAGATGATTAATTCATTCTGATCCAAAAAGAAACCCGCCGAAAGGCGGGTTTTTCATTAGGTGACTCTGGTACTATCGTATATCATCCTCTGGAATGTCATTTCGGCATTTCTAACAGAAGGCATTGGGCCTCTATAAACTTTCTTAGCCATATCAACATTAACAATATTCTGTTTTTGTAAATCGGTTGATGATGTTGATGTTGTCTTTTCTGTTATCTGTAAAGTATTATTTTCATTTATTGCTGCGGTAACTTTTGCAGATGCAGGTGTACTGGCAACAGGAGTAGCAATAGCACTTGGCGTTGCAGATGGTGCTTGTGTGCTTGTCGGTTGTGCTGCTGGTGTTGTTGCCGGTGCCGATGTACCTTCTGTTGACGATACTGGTTCAGCAGTTTTGATTAATTGTTGTGGTACAGTTATTTCATAAAACTTTTTAATATCTTCGGCTTCTTTTGGAGTGAACAACGGTTTACCACGACCATCTGCCATTAACTCCATACCTCTTTCAATAGTATCATCTATTGATTGTTTCTTTGCACCTATAGCACCACCCAATTTTTCAGTCCAACTCATCTGTGAAATTGGTTTTGATAGTGTATAGTCTTTGTTCTCAATAGGATCACTTTTAGTTGCATCATCACTCATTGATCTTCTTAAGAATTCTGCAATAAATCCTGGTGCGAAAATGGTTAAACTGCCTGCTAAAACTGGTGCTAAGAATGATGCCATTGCGGTGACTTTGGTGACCATTTGACCAATATCACTGATTTTCATTCCGAACCATTTCTCAACGGTTGAAGCCAAGAATTCCAATATACCACCACCAGAATCCTCTTTTACAACCGTGATGTTGCCACCGCCAGTTGAGACTGCACCCAATGCTTTCAACAGTTCCTTATGGCGTCTTTCGTTCTCAGATTGTTTTTCTTCTGATTTGTTGCCTTCTAGTTCTCTCTTTAACACTTCATTTTCTTGTGATGTTTTTAATAGAGAATATATTTGACTGAGAACTTTTATTAGGCCTTCATCACCAACTTCTACTTTACCAACTTTGGTTGCTTTATCGCCAACCTGTGATGCTTTGCCTTTACCAGCAAAGAAACGCATATCTTCTTCACTGCGACCAGTCAATCTGCCGAACATAGTAGAAGCTAAAGTTGAACCACCAGTCATAAACTTAACGATGTTTAAAGGATCAAACTTCTGTTTGATGCCAGTCATTGTAGCTCTAGTTTTATCGGAGAGAGCACTCTTGATTGAACCACCGACAGTTGAACCTTCTTGCAATAGTTGGTCTGTAAGTAAACTACTTAATGACTTCTTTCGAAGTGATTGAGCCTCACCATAAGACATTTTCTGTCTTGTTGGTTGAGTTGTTTTATCTCCAAAATTCTGTACTCTAGTCATTTAGTTGACCTTCTTTTTTTCTCTAGTGCAGAGGAGTCATCTTGCACTGGTGTTTGTTGTGGTGAAGATTGTGAACCTCTAACTGTGGTGATATTTTGTTCAAGGCTGGTTTGCTTCTGTTGGGCATTTAAGTCTTTTTTCAACTGAGCATTTTCTTTCGATGATTCATCTATTTTCATACCCGTTGTAGGTTTAGGTTGTTCTCCTAACCTCTTTGCATACAAGTCTTGGTATTTTCCAACCTTTTCAAAAAGAACTTGTACAACCTGTTGAACGGTTCTTGGTTGATTTGTTGAATCATAAAATATTGGTTTATTAGCGGCTGCAGCTTTAGGCAACAATTCTGCGGCCGAACGGTTCGGATCAGCAGTCAGTAATTTCTTTGCACCACCAGAACCAAGAAAGTGTGCAGCATAGATTGTTGTTGCGTTTACTGGTATTCCAGACTTTTGCAACTCAGCAGAATTCTCTTTTATGAATAGTGCTCCAGCTATAGCATTGGCGTCTGGATCATCAGGACCTTTCTCCTTCAATATAGGATATTTCGACCCATATCTTTGAACCATTGTACTCCAGGTATCTCTGATAAACTGATACAAACCTTTGGCTGAACTTGTTTTGGCTGCTGCATTAGGATTAAACGCACTCTCTTGTTTTGCCATGGCATACATCAGAGATTTATCGACACCAACTGTTTCTGAAGCCTTATCAATAGATGCTGCAACTGATTGTGATGGCATTAATAAACCACCAACAACGGCCGCACCAGCGGCAACTTTTGCTGCGGTGGGAATAGTGGGTCTTGGTCCAGTTGGTGTTGGTGGTTTAACTGGTTCAGGTTTGGCAGTAGGTTCAGCTTTACCTGGTTTAGGTTTTTTCTTTTCTTCTTCTGCTCTTTTGGCTTCTTTTTTCGCCTTGACTTCTTCTTTTTTCTTTTTTGCTTCTTCTCGTCTGGTAGGTTTCTTTCTTTTACGGCCAGTCAAAGCTAAAATAATTTCTTGATTACGACGATCCAACTCAGATTGTTCTTCTTCTTCTTTGTTGTTTCTTAATTCATCGGTTAGTTTTTTATCTTCTTCTATCTGTTGAAGTAACTTATAGATTTCACCAAGAATCTCTGTCGCAAAGTCCATTGCAACACCAGAAACGGCCGCAGATTTCCCCACAGAAGTGGGTTTCGAACCTTTTCCTGCAAAGAATTCTATATCTTCTTTTTTGCGACCAGTCATCTTACCTAGAAGTGCTGGTGCAAGATTGCTACCAAAAGTCAACTTCTTTGCGATGTTCATAGGGTCAAACTTCTGTTTGATTCCCTTACCTACCGCCTTAGTTTTTTCAGAGAGTGTAGATTTTAAAGATGAGCCGATGCCTTGGCCACCCAACATCTTATCCGTCCAGGTGGAACCAAAGCTTTTCTTTCTTATATTTTCGGCGTCTTGGTAATTCATCTATTCTTCTGTCGTTCTTTAATCTTTTGGTTTTCTTCCTCAATATATTGAATCAACATGGCAACATAGATATCTCGTTCCCACGGCATCATGTTCTCAAGTTCGGTCAAACTATACTTGTGGTGTTGCATCAAAGAAAAGTTTGTTCGGTAATAATTCTCAAGACTCTCATGCCGCAGGATCAACCGAAAAAATTCTCTAACCCTTCCACCTCAATCGTGTGGTGGAAACCACACTTACTACAAGTCAAATCAACAGTCTTTTTTAACTGTGGCATATTATTAAAAAACTTTTCCAGTTTAGAAAACTGTTCTTGGTTCATCGATTCGACGAACTCAAGCATTTCTCCTGGTTGTGCCTCTTTTGCATAATAGAATGTTTCATCAGTATTGTCATAAACATATTCGATACTGTTTGCAATCATATTGAAGGTAACATCAACAACATTATCATAGTTCAACGAATCTTTAACAACACCAAACTGAGGATATCTCATCTTGATGTAGAGATGTTCGTTCAGTTTAATTTCATCACTAACATCTTCTGGAAACTGGACTTTCAGATCAAGAAGGTTGATCTTTTCTTCCATGATATTTCCACAAACTTTACCTTCAACTTCGTTGTTGCACTTGTATCTGGCATCAACCACTTCACCAACCGATTTTGCTCTCAGGTTAATAAAGTAATATTCAATATCAACGATAGGCAAACTATCAATGTCAATGCCTTCAGTTAAAGTGCAGTTGTTCAGAATGTCTTTAACACTCTGTTGTACAGAATTGGTCTCACCCGATTCTACTGCCATAAGAAGATTTCGTTGTTCTTTTACCAGAAAAGGACGGTACTGAATCTTCTTTTTGCAGAGAGGCAATTCAATTTCATATGATGGCAAATCAAGTTTAGGTAAAGCCATAATAACTCCTTATAAAATCACTTGTATATAATGTTTTGTAATGCGTTAGGTACAGAATTGAAGGCAGAGTTTAAACTTCCCAGAGCATTTCCACCCAGACCACCAAGTGCATTGGCGATACCAGAAACAGCACCGCCTGCCAGCTGGAGAGCAATCGCTTCGAGGTCGTTGTTCTGCCAATAAGTATAGGCAAAAGTAACGGTCAGTTTATGGACGCCGTCATTACCCCAGTTTAAATCCATTTGGTTCACCGAAACAGGGAAAGCGTCAAATAGATTAACTGAATATGTCAATTCGTTCTGAAGATTGTATTGATTGATTGTGATAACGGTTGAGTAATCACTTTTATATTCGATGTTGTAATTGAACATAGGGTTAATGTAATCCAACCACAAATCGAAGAACAATTTTTCGTCCATGTCACCACTGACCAAGAAAGTCAAATCGATATCGGTGTATGCTGTCAGATATGGATACTTTTCTACTGGACCGTATGTTCTTTGTTCGGTCGTCATCAGTGATCTTCCAGGAAGATTTGCACTTTCACAACGATACTGTAGATTCTTGGCCTTGTTCATAATCGGTGCCAGAGTTACTGGAACCGGTATGTTTACATCGAAACGATTCGATCTTGCGATATCGTTATTAAATGATGACTTGAAATCGTTAATGGTGCCTGCCATTTTTAATTATTCCTTATTTGATCCACAGATTCTTGCCATACTGTCTCAGAACTGGCTTTCTTGAACTGTTGAACTGGCAAAAATGCCGCAATGTCCCATTCGTTAGGTTGAACGGCAATAATCTTGGATTGAATGTTTCCTGTGATATACTGCTTGATGCACGGCCTAAACTCTTTGAATCGCTTGGACGCCTCCAGGATATCATAGGTGACACGAAGTTTAAAGATTTCATCATTCTTATTGGTGACCGCCAGGTCCAATAGTTTATCCAAAAATACCAAACGATAGTGAATTGGCAAATAATGTAGGTTCAATCCCAAGAAACCATTTGGGTTTCTTTGTAGAGGGATCACCAGTGGGAATCGATCATAGTAAGGTAAATCAGATTTTGTCTTTGGGTCATAGTAGAAAAAGTACATTCCACCAAGTTGAAACTTGTTAACCCAACGAGCATCTTCTCTTGAGATATTCTTTGCAATGTTTGAACGACCTTTGAGATCGTCCACTTTACTCTGCAACCAACGCAAAGAATCTCGACTCATTGTTTTGTGTTGAGCCTGAGACTTTTGTTGTGCGAGTGTAGTTAGTTTTGATGTAGCCATTACGTTATTTAGTTACAGTCCAAGATGATCTTCTGTGATGACTTGGAACTGCCAACCACGATCAAGACAATATTCATTAGCTGCTTTCCATTTTGCCTGATTTACACCCCAAGTGGCCACTTCATTGATATATTGTTTAGTGATGCGTTTTCTTGGTTCTGGTGGTTTTGCCTGTTTCTTCGGTTTAACCTCCAACATCATGGTTCTTGTTTTACCATCTTTCGATTGAACCTTAACGAGAAAGTCTGGAAAATAACGATGATACCTACCATCAACAGGAGAAACATATGGTATGGCAAGTTCCTCTGAAGCCCAAGAAACTACTTCTGGATTTTTATCGAGCCAATCCATCACTCTACATTCCCATGACGAGCGATAGATGATATTTGTATGATCCCCAACATATTTCTGAGGATTTTTGGGTGAGAAACGTCCTGAATAAGCCATATAAATACTATATATATTTTATTCCCGGAATCTATAGATGGCAATAATCACAATTCCAACCTCTGCTGGTGGAGTTTCCATACCTGGTGCATTGATTGATGGACCACTTGGCGCACTTTTTGGTAAAAAGTACAGTCTGCCTTACTTCCAATATCCTAGAGATTTGGAGTCGGCAACACGTGGCCACGCCATTCAGTTTACAATACAAGAAGTTGAACCATTAACATATCAACAGACTAAGAATTTTGTTACAGGCAAAGCCAGTGAAATTTCAAATTCTGTATCAAACGCTATTTCCAATCCGGGTGAAGCCTTGTCTGGTGCTCAAAGTTCGTTGAGTGGTGCATGGGACAAAGCAGTTGAAGGTGTTCAGAAATTTGGTGAAAATCCAAGCACAGGTTCATTCACAACAAATAACTTGACCTTTGCACAACCAAAGACAAAGAATGTTGGTGTAATTTCTCTGTATATTCCAGACACAGTAAACTTCCAATACGGTGCGTCTTATACAGACCCTAGTTTACTGGAAGTGGCAGGTTCTGTACCTCTTGTTGGCGGTGTTGTGCAAAACGTTACCTCTGCGGTCACTTCAGATGCGGCTAAACTACTGATGAGAACTGCTGGTTATGCCGTTAACCCACAGCAACAACTGTTGTTCCAAGGTATAAGTTTTAGAACATATCAGATGGCGTTTACGTTTACACCATATTCTAAAGCAGAATCGGATTCTGTTGTTGAAATTATAAAGATGTTTAAGAAACATGCTATGCCTAAAATGGTAACTGATGCAGCAGGTATGTTCTTCACCACACCATCGATGTTTGATGTTAAGTTCTTATACAATGGCAAAGAAAATACAAAAATAAACAAGATAGCTAGAAGTGTTATAGAAAGTATAGATGTAAACTATGCACCAAACGGATGGTCAGCACATACAGACGGTGCACCTATACAAACCACACTAACAATCAACTTTAAAGAAATGGTACTGGTTGATAGAGCTTTAGTTGATAAGGGTTACTAATGCAATATTTTGATACACTACCGAAAATCATCGCAGAAGATACTAATGGTGTCAGATCGGTTGTAACTAATCTGATGGCTCGTTGTAGTGTCATACCAAACATCTTGAAGAATCCAATGGTGTTTTATCAGTACGACATTCAAGATGATGATAGTCCAGAGATTGTTGCTCACAAGTATTACGATGATTCGTATCGTTATTGGATTGTTTTATTTGCAAATCAAATTTTAGATCCACAATGGGGTTGGCCACTATCTAGTCGCCAATTCGAAGCCTATATCAAAGACAAGTACCCAGAAGTCGATCCACATTCTGTTATTGATCACTATACAAAAACAATCACACAGTACGATTTTGGTACAAACACCACTACTGTCAACACAGTTGATATTGGTGAAAATGAATACAACACAACGGCAACAGGAACAAAAACATATGATCTTCCTACTGGCAAAGTTAGTGTAACTATTGAGACTGCGGCAGTTTCGGTGTATGACAATGAACTTAATATAAATGAATCCAAAAGAACTATCAACATACTGAATAAGAGATATGTTGGTCAATTGGAAAAAGAATTGAAGGAACTGTTGTCGTAATATGTCAGATTATAATAACATTCCATCGGCAGATTCACCAGGCATATATTCACCACAAGACTTTTCGATACAGTCTTTGGATTTTATAACGTCAAGTGGTGGTCAAATCGATTTGAAAAAACTCATGGTGGAAATGTCCATCTATGAGGACTTGTATGCCTTCTCAATGTCAGGTCACATTGATATTAGAGACGCACAAGGTTTCATAGAATTGTTACAGTTAACAGGTAATGAATTTATCAAAATTGATTTTGGTAAAATGAAAAATGCACCAAACAACATTGTACAAACATTTAAAGTGTATAAAGTTGGCAATAGAAAACCTGATGGCAACCAAAACACAGAGAATTACACCATATACTTCTGTTCTGAAGAACTGATGTTATCTGAACAAAGCAAGATCAGTCAGTCATACAAAGGTAAAAAGATATCCGAAATTGTACAGGATGTATTGACCACTAAGTTAAAAGTACCAAGTAAAAAGATAGAACTTATCGAACCAACAACTGGTGTATATGACATTGTTGTACCTAGATTGAAACCATTTGAGGCAGTTAGTTGGTTGTCGTTATATGCTAGACCGTCATCAACGAATCTTGTTGGTGCAGATATGTTGTTTTTTGAAACTAAAAATGGTTACAACTTTAGATCACTACAATCGATGTATGCACAACCAATATATGCAACATATAAACATCAACCTCAAAACCTGAGTGAACAATCTTTCCAAGATAAGATAACATCAGTATTGAAGTATGAGTTGGTAAAATCGTATGATAGTCTCAATGACACCAACTCTGGTGCTTTTGCTAACAGATTGATATCGATTGATCCATTAACCAGAACATTCAGAACAACAGATTTCAGTCTATCAAAATACAGACAACAATCAAAATCATTAAATCCTGGTGCACCAACAAACTTGACTACGAATAGACTTGGCATTCCTCAAGACCAAAATTACAATGCTAACTTTAAAGTTTCAGTAAGTAACTCAAATCAATCTAGAGTTCCCTATATTAAAGAACGAGAAGGCGCTACAACAAAAGATATTTTCATAGAAACTATCATTCCCTTCCGTACTGCACAAATCTCTCTTGCTAACTACACAGTATTGAAGTTATCTATTCCTGGTGATCCTGGAATTACAGTAGGTAGAACAATACAATTTAATGTGTTGTCGTTGAAACCAACACAAACAAGAAAAGACCTCGACAACTTCTATTCTGGCAAATATCTGGTAACAGCTGTTAGACATGTTGTACAAGCACAAGGTGTATATCAAACAATTCTTGAAGTTGCTAAAGATAGTACAAATGCAGAATATAGTTCTGTTGATATTAATTCATCCAACTGGAAGTCAGTGACAAATGAGTAATACATTAGGCAAAACCAATTTCTGGATGGGTGTCGTTGAGGACAGAAATGATCCTCTTGCGGTTGGTCGTTGCAAGATTCGTGTTTTTGGTTTTCACACCGACAACTTAAAAGAGTTACCTACAGCGGACTTACCTTGGGCATTACCAGCACTAACACCAAACGCATCGAAGTCTTTTGCAGCACCAAGAAATGGTGATTATGTAATTGGTTTCTTTAGTGATGGTGAATCTGGTCAAGTTCCTATCTTTACTGGTGTTCTGCCCGGCATCACATCACAAGCACCAAACACAGCACGTGGTTTTTCACCACAAGGCACACAGACTGATCCACAACTGCCAACAGGACAAGTAGATCAATCCGTTGGTCAACCAACAATAGTTCCTCTAGCACGTGGCATTATTGCCAACACCGCTATTGCTGCGGCTGATGCAAACCGAGCACACGTTTGTAATTTCACTGCAAAAATGAACCTAGAAATGTCCACATTGAAGTCTAAGATTTCAACGTTGATGGAAGAAATTAGATCCGCAATCAAGTCTCTGTTTGAAGGTACTAAAAATTCTCCATTAACTGAAGAAATCAAACAAAAGGTTGATGCATTAAAGGCAGAGATTGCTGCCATTAAACGCAAAGCAGAAGATGAACTTGCTAAACTGCAATTTCTAAAAGATTACTATGATGATCTACAAGCATTAATTGCTGAAATACAATCATTACCAGCAGAAGCACAACAACTCGTATCTAGTTGTTTACTTGATGCTCAGAACGGTTTAACCGGTGCCATTGCTGACATAAAAGAACAAACTGGAATCAACGACATTCAACAAGCAATAACTGATATCAATACTCAAGTATCAGCAGGTGCAGATGCAATAGCATCGGTCACTCAGCAAGTACAGACTATCACCACACAGATTGAACAAACCCAACAACAGGGAATATCATTTGTTCAACCAACATTACCATAATCGGAGACATTGATGGCAGTAAATAGCTCATGGACAGAACCGAAATCAGATTATAAGGCCGAGTATCCCTTTAATAATATAACTCAGTCTGAATCTGGTCATTCCATTGAGATGGATGATACTCCTGGTGCCGAGCGGGTAAGAATACAACATAGGAGTGGAACATTTACTGAAGTTCAAGCTGATGGCAAGAGAATCAATAAAGTTGTTGGTGACAACTACGAGATCATTTATGGTAATGGTAATGTTCTAATCAAAGGACAATGTAACATTACAGTCGAAGGTCCTTGTACCGTCAATATCATGGGTGATTCTTATGTGAAAATTGATGGTGACTGTAAACAACAAGTCAATGGTAACTTAACACAATCGGTGAAGGGTAAAGTTGATATATTCAGTGACAGTGATGTTAATTTGTCTGCTTCTGGAGATATAAACCTGCAAGCAACAGCAGTTAATGTTAATGCTGACTTGAATGTTCGTGGTTACGTTTCTTCAACGCAGAGTGTTTCGGCTGCAGGTAATGTTACAGCAGGCAATAAGTGTTATGCCAATATTAGTTTTGAGACTATGGGATACATTAGTGCCGGAGCACCGACAGCACTCTTTCCTATACCAGGATATATATCTGGATTACAGATAACAGACATGGTAAGATCGATGCAAATGGACAGAATGATCTATGACATCCATACGCATCCAATTCCACACCCATCACCATCTGGTCCACCGATTCAGAAAAAGTAAGGTTAAATGATGAGCATATATGGTAGATTAGGTTACAATTTCGATTCATCAAAGTTTGGTGATGCACTGTACTTCACTGATGGTGTCTCGGCATATATGAATTCTACGCCATTGTTGTTAAAGACATGGCAAGTTGGTGATATTGCAAACAATACTGCATCTGGTTACTATCAAAACCCACATAATGATGTTTTGGCAACACTTGCTATTTTCGTTGGCGGCATCTCATCATATGCAAACACAGAATACTACATCTACAATGAAGCACCAGATAGTGCAAACAATCTTGCCAATGTTGCTGGGCCAACAACAACATCACTAACAGATTTCGCTATACACACAAATAACATTTCTGGTGTCACAAATTCAACAGATACTTCTGTTTATCCTGATTTAAATATGGCTATGGGTGTTGGTCGAGAAATGTTAACATTGACCAATAAATCTGATGGTGTACAGAATAATGTTCCAATTCTCGGCAACTTCACCAGTCTCTATATTAACTCCGATTTGATTGAACTCAATAGCAGATTAGCAAATGACTACATCATGCTAAGCAACTCGTTCGTGGAAACAGGTAATACAAGCAATATATCTAATGCTGACGTAAATATGATTTTAAGTGATGTTGAAGAATTAAAAACATTATTAGACACAAGAAGAAATGGTGATATTGCTTTCTATCAAAATTCATATGCCGTTTTAAGAGATTATCAAACAGTATCACAATTCTCTGTTATTGGTGCTACACAAAATTCATTGATACAGTTAATCGGAACAGATAAACTGAAAGAAGATTTAGGACAAACAACATGAGTTTTTCAATTCCAATTCCCTACTCATCGTTTGAAAAGATTTCTTCTTATGGTCTAGATACCATAACATTAACTGGAACAGGCGTTTCATTTGATAATGGAACAACAGTAAACTCATCATATGGAGTTACTCCAACTGTTCCAGACACAGGACAATTAGCATACAATCAGGCAAATACAGCCTTTGCACAAGCGAATTCTGGAATCACTTTCACGCAACAAGTGTATGACTTTGCTAATACGATTGGTGGCGGTTCAGCTATCGATAACGTAGCAAGAACATCAGCACAGACAGCATTTACATTAGCAAATAACACAAACATATCATTATCACAACAACTATCAACTAATGTTGCTTTATTCCAATCAGTAAATGATGCACAGAATACATACACATCTGGTGCATACTCATTAGCAAATGCTAGCGTACAAAGAGTTAATGCGAACACAAGTTATGCTGTTCCAACATCAGGTACAATTAGTATAGTTGGTATAAATGGCCTGTCTGTTACTGGCGTTAGCAATGTGATACACATTATTCCACCACAAGATTTGCGTACAACAGCAGTAACACAATTTGGATCCATGACTTTGAGTAGTCCTTTACCAATAACCTCTGGTGGTACAGGAACAACTTCAGCAGCCGCAGCTTTAACTACATTGTTACCTACAGGGACAACATCAGGTTATGTTCTGACAACCGGTGGACCAGGTTCTTTCTATTGGTCCGCACCAACTGGAGGTGGTGGAGGTGGTGTTACTCCGGGAACATCAATCAATACAACGAGATCGTTCCCAACAGTTAATGTCGGCCAAACTCTGTTCTACACCCCAACATATGTTCCTGGTGCATCACAGTTAAGAGCATATGTTGATGGCGTCAGACAGTTTAATTCTGCATATACAGAAACATCTAATAATACTATAACTTTTGCTACAGGTTTAAGCGGTACGGAATCGGTAATGTTTGAAGTTGATGGATATTATGTAAATCCCTATTATGCAAACAATATCACGTTTACTGCACCTGTTGGTGGAATATCAGCAACAGCAAACACAATACAACTAGCAATTCAAGATGTTGAGGTCAGAAAGGCAACTCTAGATTCACCACAATTTATTGGAATACCAACAGCACCAACACAACCACAGACCACATCGAATACCACGATAGCAACAACCGCATATGTACAATCGGCAGTTGCTGCATTGTTACCATCTGGCACATCAATACTGTTTCAACAATCAACCGCACCAACTGGTTGGACAAAACAAACAACACACAACGACAAAGCTCTAAGGGTTGTTTCTGGTTCTGTTAGTTCTGGTGGTTCTGTTGCATTTAGTACAGCATTTGCATCCCAAGCAGTTAGTGGTAGTGTGGGTTCAACAACACTATCTGAATCGCAGATTCCTTCACACGTTCACGTTTACGGTGGCGATGATATGATTGCCTCACAAGGTGGTTTTACCGTAGTTAGTGGATTCTCTTATGATGCAACATCAACATCATCAGGTGGTGGCGTCAGAATGAATACTTATTCCACTGGAGGCAGCGGTTCACATAATCACAGTTTCTCAGGTACAGCAATCAATCTTGCCGTCAATTATGTTGATGTTATAATTGCAACTAAGGATTAAAAATGTTAACAAAAGTAACATCATCCGTTTTAGATCAATATGCTGTATTTCCTAGTGGAACAGTTATGTTGTTCCAACAATCATCGGCACCAATTGGTTGGACAAAGCAAACAACACATAACGACAAAGCGTTGAGGGTTGTATCAGGATCAACAAGTAGTGGAGGTTCAGTTGCTTTTAGTACAGCATTTGCGTCCCAGGCCGTTGCAGGATCAGTGTCGATAAACAACACTATGGCTGTTGGTGCAACTACGCTTTCAACAGCGCAAATGCCAAGCCACAACCATAATTCCGGCTTGCGAGGAAATTATGCGATTTACGGAAGCGCTGGCGTTGCATATGACTCAGCATACGATATTACCAGCGCAGGTAGTGCTACTCCAATAACAAGCTCAACCGGTTCCGGTGGTTCTCACACTCACAGCATTTCTGGTTCTGTCACAGGATCATTTTCTGGAACATCCATAAATATGGCGGTACAATACGTTGATGTTATTTTTGCTTCGAAAGATTGATTGAGGATATTATGGAACTAAAACCCGGAACTTACTGCCCACTATTGAAAAAAGACTGTATCCAAATGCAATGTGCATGGTTTACACAAATTCGTGGAACCAACCCAAATACAGGAAAAGATGTTGATGAATGGGGTTGTGCAATGTCATGGATGCCAATTTTGATGATTGAAAATAGTCAACAACAAAGACACACTGGTGCTGCTGTAGAATCATTCAGAAACGAAATGGTCAAGGCAAACGAAAGTAGTCAACAAATTCTATTGTCTGCTGCAGGATTAGACACAAAAAGATTAATTGGAGAATAACATGAGATTAACCATTATCTCTGATGATAAATCAGTAATCAAAGACGGCGTTTACAAGGTAATTGATCCTTTAAACATCGACCCGACAATTCATGCAGTACAATGGTATGACACTTGGGGTGAGATTGAATTTAGAAGTACACGAGACGGTAAACCACAGAATGAAACTATTGAAGATATTTCTCAGTTCCAAGATATAATTGTTGATTGGGAAAATACGGTTTGGCCTCCAGTGGTTGAACTTTCTGCAAATACATCAAATTCTGAAATTTCGATTTCCTAGTTTTGGGCCCAGAAAAAATTGGACACACTTCTAAAGTTCTAAAAAGCGATTTACTCCTACACTAAATAAAAGATGGCAACCTTAACACGAATCTACTCCGATATAGATTTTACCTTCACCCGCAAACCTGTTGTGGGTGATGTTGCATTGAGCTACGATGAACAGGCTGTCATCCGTTCCATTCGCAATCTATTGTCAACAAAGAACTACGAGAGACCATTCAACCCAGATTTGGGTTCGAAAGTTGCCGCTTTGTTGTTCGAGAACATATCACCTCTGACATCCGCAGCACTCGAAACGGAAATCAGAACGACAATAGAGAACTACGAACCTAGAGCTCAGATAAACTACATCATTGTGTCACCTGATCCTGACCACAATGCATACAGCATGACTTTATCATTCTATATTGAAAATGCAACTCAACCGACTACAATATCACTCATATTAGAGAGAAACAGATAACATGGCTGGCGCTAATTCCAATATTCAACTGACAGAGTTAGATTTTAATAAGATTAAGACCAATCTTAAGACATTTCTACAGTCCCAAGACACACTAAAAGATTACAACTATGAAGGTTCTGCCTTATCGACTCTTTTAGATATTCTGTCGGTGAATACTCAATACAATGCCTTCTATCTGAACATGGTCGGCAATGAAATGTTCTTGGATTCAGCAATACAGAGATCGTCAGTAGTTTCTCATGCTAAAGCATTAGGTTATGTACCAAAATCTTCTATTGCGCCAACAGCAACAATCAATTTCAAAGTTAATCAAGTCAATGATGCATCACTAACTTTACCAAAGTTTACCACATTCATGTCTGAAGCAATTGATGGCGTAAACTATAACTTTGTGACCGCAGACTCTACAACAGTAAATGTAATCTCAAATGTAGCTACATTTAACAACGTGACTTTGAAACAGGGTATTCCTGTAACACAGAATTTCGTTGTAGATTCGGCAACTAATCCAACATACACGTTTGAACTGCCTGATCCTAATATCGACACAACAACACTACAAGTAACTGTTCAACAATCATCTTCGGTTACTGGAACACAAATCTATGATCTGGCATCAAGTATGTTAAGTGTTGATGGCTCATCAACTGTATATTTCCTTCAAGAAAACATGAATGGAAATTACGATATCTATTTTGGTGACAATGTTCTGGGCAAACAGTTGGTGGATGGTAATATTGTAACAGCATCTTATGTTGTGACACAAGGAACAGCATCAGCTGGCGCCAATAATTTTATTGCCATGGATAGTATTTCTGGTTATTCAAACACTGCTGTGTTCCCACTGACTGCTGCATCAGCAGGTTCATCTAAAGAAACGATTGAATCTATCAAGTACCAGGCACCAAAAGCCTATTCTGCACAAAACAGATCAGTAACAAAAGAAGATTACATTACAGCACTACAACAGAATACACTAGGTGTTTCATTTGATTCTGTTAATGTTTGGGGTGGCGAAGAAAATGATCCTCCTGTTTACGGTCAAGTGTTTATCTGTTTGAAACCAACTGGCGGTTATTCGTTAACAGAAACACAAAAGACTCGTTTGATTCAAGATGTAATTAAACCAATTTCGGTAGTTACTGTAACACCAACAATCGTTGAACCAGATTATACTTATCTGAAAGTTACAGCAAATGTTCTGTATGATCCAAAGAGAACAACATACACAGCAAACCAAATTAGTCAATTAGTAAAAACTGCAATCAATAATTTCTCAACAGAGACATTGAATACGTTTGAATCTACATTCTCCGCACCTGATCTGTCGGTTGCAATTCAATCGGCCGATTCTTCAATCATCACTAATGAGATTAAGATTCAGGTTCAAAAGAAATTTTATCCAAACTTAACCACACCAACAACATACAACCTATACTTTGGCACAGAACTCGCTAAGTCAACATTCTTAAGTGGTATTAATAGTTCTCCTGCTACACAGTTTAGAGATCCAATCAATCTAGCCAATATAATTGATGGTGTTTATGTGGAAGAAGTTCCTTCTGCAACAGGCGGTGTAGAATCTATCTCTATCGTTAATCCTGGTTTTGGTTACCAATATGCACCCACGGTCGAAATACTGGGTGATGGTACTGGTGCAAAAGCTGAGGCTATTATCAACACGAGCGGTTCATTGAGATCGATTCGTGTGGTTACACCAGGAACAGGTTACACAAGTGCGTTGGTCAAGATAACACCTTCGTCAAACGATACAACTGGCCAGATGGCAGTAGCGATAGCTAACCTAGAAGGTCGTTACGGCACATTAAGAGAATACTATAACAACACAGAAAACGTTAAGACCGTTTTCAATGCTGATTGTGGAACTATTGACTATATGAATGGCATAGTCAAACTGACTGCTTTTGGTCCTAGTGCTGTAGATAATGATCTAGGTCAATTAACAATTACTGCTACACCAACTTCAACAATCTTATCTTCTTCACGAAATAAGATCATCACGATTGATCCTTTTGATTCAAATTCAATTGTCGTAAATGTTACCGCAAAGTAATAAATGATAGAGAATAACGAAAAGACCTCACTGTTAATTAAGTCTCAGTTACCTGAATTTGTTAGGGATAATCCTGATTACACAAATTTCGTAACGTTTGTTCAAGCTTACTATGAGTGGTTAGAACAGACAGGTAATGTGACCGATAGAGCAAAGAACATTTTGAACTATGCGGATATTGACAGAACAACAGAAGAATTCTTGGACCATTTTGTCCAACAATTTATTCCATATTATCCAGATAACACAACACAGATTGACAAAAAGACCGCTGTAAAAATAGCAAAGCAGTTTTACGGAACAAAAGGTACACCAGCATCATATCAATTACTGTTCAGAGTATTATATGATTCAGACTTTGATATTTTTTATACAAAAGATGTTGTACTGAAGGCATCTGACGGCCAATGGTATGTCGCAAAGAGTTTAAAATTAGCCTCAGATGATGACAACTTCTTAAACATTAGTAACTATAGATTGTTTGGTGAAACAACCAAATCTATAGCAACAGTTGAAAACAGTATCAAATCTGGAACAAAAATTGAAGTATTCATCTCAAACATTCAACGTTTATTCCAATCAGGCGAATTCGTTAGAGTTGTTGATTCTAATAATCAAGATGTTTTATTCAATGGTCAACCACTACGTGCAAAGATTGTGGGTCAAGTCAGTCAGATCAAGATTGATCCAAACAACAGAGGCTTACTGTATGAGACTGGCGATCCTGTCGTAGTTTATGGTGGTCTAAACTCAAACACTGGCATTGGTGCAGTTGCCACAGTTAATGAAACTACCAAAGGTTCAATACAACGTATCAATGTTGTGAACGGCGGATATGGTTATACGTTTTATCCAAACACAACTATCGATATTCAAAATGCAACAGGTGCAACTGCTACAGTAGCAACACTAAACCCAGATGATAAGTTATCAGCCAATGTTAATTTGGCACCAATAGATACCATTTCATTGAAGCGTTTCACAAAGATTGGCAATACAAACTACTTCTTCTCGAATGTTGCCGTATCTAATGCTAACACATCACTGATTAACGCACTATCTTTCCTTTCGTTCTCAACCTATCCAATTTCATCTGTTGCTGTGGATAATGGTGGCGGCGGAATCGAAAAGACACCTATTATTGGTGCAATATCTGCTTTCCCAAGTGACATTGAAACATCAGCAACATTATACTCTTTAGGCATTTTAGCACCAATTCAGATTGCTGATGGTGGTTTGGGTTATAATGTTAATGACACAATCAGATTTACTGGTGGTACAGGTTATGGTGCTCGTGCTAATGTTACTAGTGTTGCAGCTAACGGACAAATTTTAAACATTGAATATGTTAATAGTCCAGGATATTGTGCTGGTGGCATGGGTTACAGAACAGATGCATTGCCAACAACTACGGTCATATCATCTAATGTCTTAGCATCAAATGCATCTGTTTATGTCCCTGGTGTATTGGGTGCGGGTGCAGAATTCTCTGTTGTTGTGGACCGTGTAGGTTCAATCACATCAATTAAATTGTCAGAGAACGGTGAAGATTATATTGAGACACCAAACATCTCTCTGAAAGTACAAGACATTTTAGTTTCCAATGTAGCTATTATTGACTTGCCCAAGAAAGGTGATATTGTTTATCAGGGAACCGACATAGCAAATACAAGTTATATTGCTATAGTAGATTCAATATCTCTG